AATAATAATAATAATAATAATAATAATAATAATAATAATAATACAAATAATAATAACAATAATAGTCACAACGCCTATTTATTAAATTATACTTTTGAAGATTATGAAAATCTCTCAAATGTAAATATGAAAGCATTAGTTAAAATATGTACGGCAAAAATAAATTATTCTTGTATTGCTGTTCCTTTGAATGATACATGTCCTATAACACAAGAAGAATTTTTAAGAAACGATCAAGTAACAATAATTAAAAATTGTGGTCATATTTTTAAATCCCAAGCAATAGAAAGTTGGTTGTATCAACATCAAACATGTCCTATTTGTAGGCACAATATTTTAACAAACTCTAAAATTATTAGTTATATAAATCCAGATACACATAAAAAACTTTTTTTATATAGTAATGAGTTTAGGTTTTATTTGGCTTTACATATTGAAAACCTATTAACAAATAGAGAAAACCCAGATAGTGATACTAGTATTGATGATACTATTAATAGTACTACAAATGATGACACAAATACTAGAACTGAACATAATAGTTATGAATTTGGACTATTTTTACGCTAATGTTATATTGACACATTCATCGGTATTATTAAAGGAATAATATAACTATTATTTACTATTTTCATTTGTTCTAATCTAATTTGTCTAGTTAGTTTCCATTTTTTACTTCTATAACACATAATATTTTTTTTAGCGTCACTATATATGGTAGGAGTTTCTTTGAGAGATAGTTGTAATTCTCTCAATTTATGTGTTGCAATTTTATAATTGTCTTCCAATCCTTTGATTTTTTCAAATTGCTTACGTATATCAAGACATTTTTTATTAGTATCATTTTTTTTCAAATATATATATTTTTTTATATCGGCTAAAGTTTGTGCTTCATATACTGTAGTAAAATATTTGCCTCTTACATTTCGCAAAGTTTCATTGTTTTTATTATTAATACCTTTATTTCCACAATATGGACAACGCGAATCTCCATTTCTAAACCAAGCAACTAAACAATTAGTATGATAAGTATGATTACATTCAGGCAAAGTATAACACTGACTACATTGTAATTCTTCTCTACATATCATACATTCTTCGTTTGTATTATTTCCATTAATATTAAGAATATTAATGGCATTTGTTAAACTCTCCATCTTTAAATATAATAGTATTACTAGAAGTACTAGTTAAATTTTTAAATAATATTTTATATTTATTATTTATTATTTATTATTTTAAAAAAAATATAAAATATTATTTCATCTTCTACTTTGTTAATGTTCCAAATGGACTCCAAAAAGGCAATATATTCGGTTTTTGTTTTAATATATCTAAAATTTTTTGCGAAACACATTTTTTATCTACAACAATCTCATATGTATAGTCTTCAAACCAAGTATTTGCCATATAATAATATCCTTTGAATCCTGTTTTTTCTCCCCAAGAATTTTCTATTAAAAATCCATTTGTTTTTGAATTCTCAAAATTATATCCCTTTATAATTAGGGCATGTATTGGAGCACTTTGTCTATAATTTAAAGCGTCGCATTTTTTCATATAATTAGTAAAACCAAATACATTTTCATAATCAAAACCATCTTTGTCTAAAAATCCATCATTCAGTGAAATATATTTATTAACATCTATTCCTATCCAAACTGCTTCTTCACTATCTATCGATTTTTTAACAGCATCACTCATTATATCAATTGGAACATTTATAAAATTTTGAGTACTAGAACCCAGCACATTGTATGTCATTTCTACAGTATATAGTTTATAAAAAGGAGCGTAATTACAAGGATAATTAATTAAACATATTTTATCTCTAGCATTATATGGAACATATTTTTTATAAAACTCTAACGGAGTAATATTTGCTATTGTTTTTGCTTTTAAAGATTGAGAAGTAGTATTTTTGCTATTTTTTTCATAATATTCCCATGTTATTGTAGTTGGTGGTTCTCCTAAAAATAAAATTAAGATTTTATAACATTCAGATAACATTTCATCTAATATTTTATCTTTATGTTTTAGTAATTCTGTTTTAGGGGTTGTTTTTAATTTATGACCACATTTTCGTAGAAAGTCATTATATAATACTAGCAATTCTTTTGAATTAGAACTATGAAAACTTTCGGTCATATTTGATTTGGGTATTATACCATATTTTTCAATTAAATTTACAAAAACTTTCCAAGTACCCCCATCCCCTGGCAAATTTTGTAACATATATACTGTTTTTAACGTCTCACTATTATAGTCTAACGTTTCTAAATTAACAGATAAATTTTCTACTATAAAATTTAAATAATAATTGGCTTTTTCTAATTTGTCATAAAAAAATAAATAAACTTGAGAAAATTCAAAACTAGGTAACAATTTGTATTTTTTTATCATTTTAAAACGAATTATATTTAAAAAAGCAAATAACCAACAACGACCACTGCCTTTTTGGTCTGTTATAGTAGTTTCAACATTTATAACTTTTTTGAAAACCTGCTTTTTATTTTGTTGGTAATCGCTTTTAAGTACTAAATTTTTGAAAGGGGTTTTAGTATTTACATTTTTAAGAACTTTATTTGTTTTTTGTTTATTAAAATTATAAGAATAATTTTTTAAATTTTTATATGTTATATTCTTTACCATTATATTATACTAATATATTATTATACTATTATACTAATATATTATTATACTAATATACTATTATACTATTATACTAATATACTATTATACTATTATAGTAATATTAGTATATTGTCTAATTGGTTCATTTACATTCTTTTAAATATTTATCAAATAATAAACTCTTGACTTCTTTACATTTTAATTCTTCTACTTTTTTCTCATATTTTTCTGGTTCAATCCATTTTTCTCGTAATTTGGTCAATTCGTTGTGCCAAGATTGCAATGTTATTCCGCGTTTTTTTTTGAACTCACTCATATTTTCCAAATTTAAAGCATATAATTGCAATAATGGTTTCATTATTTGATTACTAATATAATGATTGTAGTCAAGTTCTAGTTTGTTTTGCTTAATAAAGTCGGGTGTTTCTATTTTTTCTCCCTGAAGTGCTTTTTTATTAGTATTTTTAATATACGCATAATATATCCTATCCCCAGATGCCGGCTTGTTGCCAGAATCACGCGCACCAATTCGCTCGGCTAATACTTTATGAGCAATTTGCTTAGGGTTTTTATAATAACCACGTAATGATTTAGTTACTAATAATTTATCTATTACATAATTTCCAAGTATTAATTTTTCTATACATTCATTCAAGAATTTGATTGATTTAATCATGCTTTTTTCTTGCATAATAATATTTACAATACCCCCATAAATGTCTTTTACAATTGGCGCGTTGTCTCTGCGTTTTAATACAATACCCATATATTTCATTTTTCCTTTATCTGGATTATTTTCATATAAAATACCTACATAGCGTTTCTTAGATAATAGTATCCATGGATAAAATGTTTTTTCATATTCTAAATCGTGCGGTTTTTTCAGAAATGAACTGGCTAGTTCTCCGGCTTGTTTGGCCAGTTCAATAGTATATATTAGTGCTGGTTTATTTAATATTTTTTCATTTGTTTCTGGATTGCGCAAATTAAATTTGAAGAATACGGAATCTGTATCACCATATACACATTCGGCATTGACTTTTACTGACGTTCCGTCTGATACTTTAATAGTTATATTATTATAGCACTCCTCAATAATTGAGCGACCATAAAATAATAATTTACGACCAATTGCTGTTGTTGAAGCAGCAACATCTGATTCATAAAAAGCACTAGTTATAGCACCCATTTGACCATATAATGAATTTGCGGTTACTTTAATACTCAATTGACGCTTATCTAATACATTTTTCATAAAATCATCTGTTTCTGATAAAATAAGTTTCCGAGTTGCTTTACGTGCTGCCAGTAATTCTTCTAAAATTGACGGCATAATTGCTTTGCCTTCTGGAAATTGCGCAAATCTACAAATTTTATAACCATTGATTACTTTTTTAGCAGCTGCTTTGGGTGTAAGTCTTTTATAGTGATAGGTATCAAATTTTACATCTACATAACTATAACCTAAGTCATATAAATTATCATATATAAAATTGCCTTGCTCATCTTTTATTCCAGTTTCTTTAATAAGAGTGTTACTTAAATCATATTCTTTTGTCCATACTTTGCTATCGTGTGATAAATTTTCTGAAATAATAGATGACGGATACAGAGAACTATAATCAACACAGGCTACCGGTTCTTCTAAATATATTCCTGTTTTTGGTGTAAAAACATGAGCACCTTCATAACCACCCCCGGTTTTCTGTTTTTTTACTACGGGCATCAATGTATTTTTTTCGCCACATTTTTTAGAAATATAACTATGTAATTTAATTCCTTGACCTCGTAATAATAAGAAACTCAACGGAACATCGCATAAATTAGACATTTCAACTTTGTCTGTAATTACATCTACTTTCAATAATAACCAAATAACATTATCACAATCCGCAAGACAATATTTACCAACAGTCCATCTGTCATAATCTGTTCCGTTTGCCAAGGCAAATATTTCTTGTGGAGAAACATCATCTTTCGCTAGACCCCAATTATATTTATAATTTACCAAATCTAATTCTTCTATGCTATTTATAACAAACGAATGTTCATGTGCGTTAATTTCACTAATTTCAAATTTTTTGCCTTTTTTGTACAAATTGCTACTGAATCCTAATTCGTCAAATTTAATAAAACTACCAACAGAGATTCCTGTTAAATTTTTGCTGTAAATTTTTGTAGTATTATTATCAACATCAATACTTATACTATTAACACTATCACTAATAAAATAACTTGATGTAAAATCTAATTTGTTTGAACTTAATGTAAATTCTTTTCTAAAAATTACACACATATCTATAATAATGCGACCCGGCATTTTAATAAATTTTAAATTATATTCTCCACTTGCTAAAATGATTTTGTTTGTTTCAATACTTTCAAGATTCGTGCGCCAATCTTTAGAAATACAAATTTCCTCTTTATTACGTGATAATTTTAGAAATTCATTGACACAATTTAATTCTTTTGACCTATTATACATAAATTCAAAGTCAAATCCTGTAATGTTATAACCTGTAATAATATGTGGATTTTCACTAACTATAAGTTTAGTAAATGTTAAAAGAACCTCCTTTTCACTGTTGCGCTCTAATACAATAACATTGTTTTCTTGAGCCCATAATAAATATTTATCTGGAATTTTGCATCCTCCCTTAACAATAATTATACGCTTATATGGTTTTGATTCTGTATAATTAATAAAACTTAACCCAATAAAAGTAATAATATCGCCTTCTAATTCTGGAAATCCGGTATTAGTAAATGCTTCTGTTAATTCATATAATTTAGTATTATATTCACATTTCTCATCTTTAATTAATTCAAGTAATGTAGCATTTTTTTTATTATATAGTTTTACCTTCTTTTTACGTTTAAAAATAATAGTATTTACTTCTTGATTTAATTCTTCAACGCTATTATCTTCGTCTTCATCTTCATCTTCTTCCTCTTCTTCTGATTCAGATTCATTTAGCTCTACAAACTCTCCTGAATTTTTTCTTTTAAAATTTGCCGGCCTATAATTTGCTAAGTTTTCTATTAAATTTTCAATATTATAAGAATCGGGGTTTTTATTTTTTGGATACACTTTTGAAATATGTTTTTGTTTATTAGTTACTAAATCAAAGGCACTCAATATTTCCTCCTTTAACAGGTCAATATTATAATTTTCTTTATAATTAGCACTAGATGAATTATAATTTTCAAGTATATTTGTGGCTAATTTTTTGTAATTTTTTATTGGAACAGGAAAATCGCCATGACTACTACTTGCCTCAATATCAAAACTGCAAATATTATATTTTACCAGCGTCTCTTTTTCTTTATATGAATAAATATCCTCATATTTAACTGAATATTCATAGGCACAATGTGTCGTTTTATTATTAAGTTTTATTACTTTGTTTGATGGTATTTTAATCCATCCGCTTGGATTAATTTGTTTTTTGTGAAAGAATTTTAATAATGGAGGAATATCGGCTTCATAAAGATAACAATTAGTTGTTCCATGTTCGTCGCTATAACTATATCCTTCATCATTTAACGTTCTTTCAAATCCTGTATATTTATCATTAGTATCTGTGTAAAATAGTTTTTTTACTTTATTATAAGCATTAGTATTTGTAAATACTATTTTAATAAAATTATGTAATTTTTTATTATTAAATCCATATAATTTTTGCCTTTTTACAAGTTTAAAACCTACAATACTGTCTTCGTAATAATAACCAATTTTTTTCTTTAAATGAGCCAAAAACAATGTATTTCTTTGTTCATTCCATAATTCGTCTACCATTATGTAGAAATATGGATAAAAATCTTCTATTAATATTGATGCTGTTCTATTAGAGTCATTAATACCAAATGCTTGAATAATAAATTTTTTGTTATCTTTGTAATGAGTTAATGAATCTTGTGAATATTTATTCTTTTCTTGTGAATGCTTACTAATACCATCATATACATTATAATCATACAATCTAAAAGATTTGAATTTGTCCATTTTAATGCTTATTAACTATTATTACAAATTTGTCTATAACTATTTATTTTAAAATAAATATCAATTTTTAAAATAAAAATTTATGTTTTTATATTTACTAATTAATGAATTAATTAGTAACAAGGAACGGGCATATTAATCACAAATTCTGTTGCTTGTTGTTGTATTAGTGGTTTTTTTATATTAACAGTAACAATTGAACTTTCTTGATGTTTTATAGTGCGACCCTTGCTAGTGCTGCGACTATAAGTTACACGTAATAAATATGTTGTAGTAACTTGTGGTCTTACTTCTATTACTTGACCTGTTATAATAGGTCCTTGGAGTTCTTGTGTTGTTTCTGTTCCATTAAGTTCTTTTGTTTCATAAATTTTTGGTTCCCCAGGTGGTGTAAATGTTGGAGTTAGAATAACAGGATCGCCCGAATTAACAAGTAGTATATTTGCTGTAATGTTAGTATTATCTTGTATTTCTCGCGGATCTACCCTAATATAAAGACCAAAATTTTTTTCTTCCCGCCCCCTAGTTACTCTCAAGGTATATGTTGTA